ATAATAAAATATAAAATAATTATGAAATTTTATCCAAAGAAATATGAAAATGTGTTTCAGTCAAAAAGATTTGAGATGTATAGAAGAAATTTAAGAGAGGGAAAAATGGAGAATTGTTTAGGGTACAGCATGGATGAATATGAAAATTTATACAGAATATTTTTTAAAGATTTTAATGATTTTTTTTGGCGAATGACTGTTAGATCAATATGGTTGAATAGTTTGGTGTGTTATACGAATAAAAATGGAGTGGTGACTATCAAAAAAAGTTTTAACAAACCGGGATCGGGAGTTAGGTCTTGGGCGGCAATTCTTCTAGGAATTTTTTCCAGGGAAACTATTGGAATGCCATTAAGCATAGTCAATTCGTCTAATCTCTTTAGAATGTTAAAAAAATTTGTTCATTCTTTTTATCCTGATATTAAAAAAATAAATCCATTTATTGAAGAAGTAAAATATCCATATCAGTATATGAATGTTGCTTGTTTATTTCTGGTTTCAAGAATGGAAGAGTTTAGAGAGATTGCTGATTATGGAGAGGAGCAAAAGATGTCTTATATTCAATTTCTTGATTATGTTATTAATCATGTAAGTTGTGTTAATGAAGATGTCGGACGAGAAAAATACATTTTTAATTTTAAAGTTAGTACGCCACCATTTGTTTCTTTCATCCCAGAAGATAGTAAAAAAAATAAAAATTTCCCATTTTTTACCAATGAAGATTTAAAGAAAAAAGAATATGAAATTAGAAAAAGAATTAGAAGTGAAGCCAGAAAAAATAAAAGAAGACAACCAATCGAATCAACAACAGACAATAGTCAATAATAATGAAATAAAAGAGTATCGTCCGGTAACAATAAATTACGGAAAATATAATTATCATCGCGCAAATGTGATGAAACAAAATTTATTGTTGCGGGCAATGCAGGTTACAGTTGATCCTTATAAATTAAAAAATATTCTAGGATTTAGAAATGTCAACGAGGTTTATCGGACAATGGATAAAATCGCAATGCGGAAAGAATATCATGACGCATTACTTAGAAACGGAATAGATTTTGATACGATTATCGGAGGGATTAAAGATTTGTGCGTTAATTCTAAGTCTGATTCGGTAAAACTTATGGGCTGGCAGACATTTATAAAATCTCTTGGATTAGATGCTTATAAAGATGTCCCGGAATCAACCAGAAAAACATGGGAAGATACTTTGTTGGAGAAGGTTGAACAACAAAAATCCCTTGATGCTCCGCTTCAGTTAGCTGGAGAATATGAGGTTAATACTCCGGAGGTATCGGCCGAAGATGTAATGTATGGAAAGGAAGAAGAAGACGATGACGAATGGGAATAATAAATTATGAATAATATTGATCTTAACAACATCGATCTTTTAAAAGACCCTAAATTTTATTTAGAACAATTTTGTCGTATTAAAACAAAAGAAAAAGGATTACAACCATTTACTTTAAATGAATGTCAAAAAGATTTATTCAATACGATAAAGAATAATAATCGAATAATGTTGCTTAAAGCGCGGCAATTAGGGTGTTCTACAGGAGTAATTGGTTATTTTTATGTCGATACCATTTTTACCCCAGGAATTACTACCGGATTCATCGCTTATAATAAGGAGTTGTGTTCTGAATTTCTCGATAAAGTAAAGACGTTTATGAATTATACCCCGGCGGAATTAAGACCGCAGGTAAAATATAATTCAAAAAGTGAAATAAGTTTTCCCAAGATTGATTCTAAAATAATTATTTTGCCATCTTCGGAAAACGCCGGACGCGGATATACGTTTCAGAGATTGTTGGTTTCAGAATTATCATCTTGGGATAAGGCGGAAGAAAAAATGATGTCCCTAGAAGCTTCTGTCCCGGTTAATGGAAAAATAGTTGTTGAGTCCACCCCGAGAGGCCGTACAGATTTATACTACAGAATGTGGTCAACCGATAATGGTTATGTAAAAAAAGAATATGGTTGGCAGTGGGGATATAGTCGTGAACAAATTGAGAAGATTAGAAAAAGAATGAACAATGAACAATTATTTTCTCAAGAATATGGATTAAACTTTTTAACATCTGGTCGTCCAGTATTTAATCAAAAAGCACTTAAAAAACAAGAAAAAAATGTTCTTAATGTTGGTGATAATAATGATGGATTCATTGTTTCCGAAGATAACGGATGGGTTATTTATAAAGGAGTGGAATCAGACGGAATTTATGTTTTAGGTGGAGATTCAGCTGAGGGATCATTGGGTGGAGACTACTCAGTAGCAACAATTTTTGATCGTCGTACCGGAGAAGAAGTGGCTTTTTTTAGAGATATAATTTCTCCTGATAAATTTGGAGAAAAGATAAATTACATGGGTAGAAGGTTTAACAATGCTTTAGCGGCGGTTGAGGTTAATAGTTCTGGATTATTAACATTAACAACTTTAAAAAATTTATTTTATCCATCAATGTATTTTCGTCCGGCAAAATATGATTCTATGGGTGTTACCTATACCAATAAATTAGGATGGAGAACAACCAGTTTAACTAGAGGAATTTTAATCGGAGATCTGGATATTGCTTTATCGGATAATTCTATAAAGATTCACAGTAAAGATTTATTAATCGAACTAAGTACAATGCTTTATAACGATAATAACGATCCGGTAGCCGCTTCAGGATTTCATGATGACTGTGTTTTTGCTACTGGTATTGCGGTTCAGGGATTTAAAGTAATAAATACTAAACCACTAGATCAGGTTGATTATCAAAGATACTTACCAGTTAATTTTGCTTATTAATTAAAATAAAAATAAATATGGCCAAGAGTGAAATATACAATGCGTCAGATTATGGAAAAGATGAAGAGAAGTTGATTAATTTATTTAATAATCAATTACTCGATTCAAAACTATATTTTATTAATTGCATTAAACCAAGACTCGATCGTTCTTATAAATTATATATTGCCGATAATAGCGATCGCAAGAAAGAAATACAGGGATGGCAAGCGAATGTGGCAGTTCCCTATGTCCAGGCGGTAGTTGAAACATTGAAACCAAGAATTATGGATGCTCGTCCAGACTTTTCGGTTATTGGTAGAACCATAGAAGACCAAGAAAAGGCTTATGCAGTTCAAAATTTATTGGATTATACCTGGGAAATAGGTAATTCAGACGCAACCGCCGAGATGGTTGTTTCTTCGTCTTTGATTTATGGTATGGGATTTATGCAGGCTTATTGGAAAAAGGATAAAAGAACCCAGAAGTTTTTATCCACCAAAGATATTGATAATAAAAAATATATTTGGAAAGAAAAAACGCAGACTTTTTTTGATGCTCCATACGCAGAATGGATAGATAATTATTCTCTTTGGTATGATTGGCATAATACCGATGAAGATAAAAAGGAATATTGGTTTAAAAGATTGCTTTTAACCGAGGAACAGATTAAAAGAAAGTATCCAATGTATGATAAAAGAAGAATGGAGCAAGCGTTAAAGAATCAGGGTGATCTTACTGATTATGCTCAAATCAGAACTGAAGTTAAAAAGACTCATGAAAGAATTACTAAAGGAAGTTCTGGAGGAACAAGTAACACGAGTTATTTAAACTATTCAGTTAATTTTTCCGATCCAAAATATTATTCATCGGTTATCAAATTATATGAAGTTTTTGAGTGGTTAAGACCGATAGAAGATTCTTGGTCAGTAATGGTTGGCGGTGTACCAATATTAAAAGGAGCGGCGATTCCAAATCCATATGATTTTAAAGAGTCAATATTTGTTGGTATACCATACCTAAAACTTCCCGGAGAATACGAAGGATATGGATTACCAATGATTTTGGAAAATCCTCAAATTCTTCTTAATACTATAAAAAACCAGAGAATTGATGCCGCCACATTAAATATTCATAAAATGTGGGTGGTTAATCCAATGGCAAATGTTAATAAGGAAGAATTGGTGGCCCGTCCTTTCGGTATTATTTATTCTCCCGATCCAAATGGTGTCAGAGAAATTCAAACATCAGATATTAAACCAAGTTCATATAGAGAAGAAGAGTTATTGAAAGGTGATATGCGCTATTCTTCCGGCGTTGATGATTTTTCAATGGGGGTAGGTGGATCAGAATCTAGTGCAACGGCTGTTCGTCATCTTAGAGAATCAACTCTTGAACGTGTAAGATTATTTATTAATCACCTGGGAGATGGTTATTCGAAGATTCTTCGTTTTTGGTTATCGATGTGGAGACAGTTTGGGAAGAGAGAGATAGTAATTAGAGTTTTGGGAGAAAATGGTGAATATGATTTTCCGATTATTGATAAAGATGATTTAACTGGTGAATATGATTTGCAGGCGACGGTTGTTCCGTCTATTGCTGGAATGATTGATGTAAAGAAAAAACAGGATATGGATTTATATCAGTTGCTTGTCGGACAACCATTTATCGATCCGGAAAAACTTACCGCTAAGGTTTTACGCGATTGGAACTGGAATATTCAGTCGGTGTCTAAACAGGAAGAGGTTAATCAACCAGAAATGGGTATGGGTA